ACCGAAGAATTTGAAACTACATATGTACAAGTTACAGGTGTAAGTGCAGGTTCTAGTGTTGGAAACGTTACACTAACTATATCAGGAAGCACTGCTGTATCAGGTCAGCAACTAACTACTTCATTAGGTAATGAAGCTGCTGTAGGTAATGCTGTTGTTAATTTAACCGGTGAAAGTTTAACAACTGAACTTGGAACAGAGACAGCATTTACAGATGTTATTGCTACAGTAACAGGTCTATCGTTAACAGGTACCGTTGGTTCAGTTACAACTCAAGCTAATGCTAATACTTTTCCTAGCTCAGTAAGCTCACAACTTATAGCAGGTCAAGCTCAAACTGATCCAGATGCAAATTTATCAGGCACTGTAATTAATGCAAACATAGGTTCAGTAACTCCTGTTATTGATGTTACTTTTGCAGTATTAGGTCAAGCTTTATCTTTAACAACAGGTACCACAGAAGTTAAAGCTAATGCAGATGTAGATGTAACAGGAGAGATCTTATCTTCTGCTCAGGGTAGTGTTACAACAACTGCCGGTGCAAGCGCAAGTCCAAGTGGTGAAACTTTAACATCTGATTTAGGAGATACTACTGAAACAGGAACAGCTAATGTTACAGTTACAGGTGTTTCTTCAACTATTGTATTAGGTAACGAAACTGCGTTTACAGATGTTACCGCTGCAGTAACAGGTCAGGCTCTGAACACAAATGAAGGATCAGTAACTATCGATCTAAATACTCCCGTTAATCTAACAGGACAACAATTAAGTACTGCTCTTAATTCACCACTAATTACTGCATGGTCTAATGTAGATCCAGACGTTACTAATACATGGACTGAAGTAAATGAGGGTGTTTCTAATAATTGGGCTGAGGTTGATATAGCTGCATAGTGAGGATATAATAAGGCATGGCTTCAACATATTCTACAGATCTTAAATTAGAACTTATGGCAACCGGTGAGAATGCTGGTACATGGGGAACTAAAACAAATACTAATTTAGAACTTGTTCAACAAGCAATTGCAGGTTATCAAGCAATTGATGTTGCATCAAGCGATGTAACTTTAGCAATGTCAAATGCATCTATCTCAAATGCAAGAAACATGGTGTTAAACTTTACAGGTACTTTATCGGGAAATAGAACTGTTAACTTACCTGATTCTATTGAAAAATTTTATATTCTTAAAGATGGAACAACACATAGTGGAAATACACTTACCTTTAAAACTACTTCTGGAACAGGTTTTGAATTGGATGAAGGTAAAATTCATGCTGCTTATTCAGACGGAACAAATGTTACTGAAGTTGCTTTAAATACTTTAGGTGGAACTATAGGGACTGCCTCAATAGCCGATGATGCAGTAACGAATGCTAAAATAGCAAATGATGCAGTTAACTCAGATCAAATCGCAGCCGATGCAGTGACTAATGCAAAAGTAGCTGCGGATGCTGTTGATACAACACAACTAGTTAACGATGCAGTAACTGCCGACAAGCTTGAAAGAAAATTTACAATAAGTACATCTTCTCCTTCTGGAGGTAATGATGGAGACATTTGGTTCAAATATTCATAGGGGTTTTAATGGCTACTTATAAATTTTATTACTCAACTAATGAGATTAGTAGTTTAGAAGAAACCTATACTTCAAGTTCAAACATTAAAAATGTTGAACAAGTTTTTAAAAATGAAAAAGGTAATGTCGTTGAAGTTAAAAGAATTGATATTTTAGCTGACCCCGATCAAATTAATACTGACGAAGCATTGGGGTATAATTAATAATGGCTAACACCTATGGCAAAGTATCAGGAACATTCCAAGAGATAGAAAACGCATACGGCAAAGTATCAGGCACTTGGCAAGAAGCAGATGAGATATATGCAAAGGTATCAGGTACTTGGGAATTAGTATTCGCAGCTTTTACAGCAACATCTTACACAACATTAAGTTCAGGTTCAGGAACATTTACAGTACCTGACGGTGCTAACGCAATTCATATTCAAGCTTCCGTTGGTGGTGGAGGTGGTGCTGCAGGTGGGGTTAGTTATGATAAAGCAGGTGGAGAATCATCAGGTGCTGGTGGTGGATCCGGTGCTTATGTATCTGACAAAATATTTTCTGTTACTGAAGGTGAAACAATAACTTATTCTATTGGTAGCGGTGGTGCTCCAGGAAACCAAACAGCTAATTTTGGTCAACCAAAAATTGGAAGTGCAGGAACTAATACAACTCTATCTGGTTCAACTGCAGGATCAATATTTACTTTAGGTGCTGGTGGTGGGGCAAGTGGTACAGGTGGTGGAGTACAAGGACCGCTAAGAACTAATACTGCAGGAACTGCGGGTAGTGCTACTATAAGTGGATCAGTTATTACCTCAGGAAATTTTCGTGATTCAGACGGTGTGACAAAAGCAGTAACAACAAATACGTCAGGTCCTGTTGGAACATTTAATCAGTCTGGTAATGGTGCAGCAGGTGATAATAATGGAAACTGTGGTGGAGATAACTGTCAAATTGCAGGTTCTGACGGTGCTGACTCTTATGCTGGAAATATTTCTGGTGGTAATGGATGTGGAATAGGAGGTCCTGCCGCAACTGCTGGTACAAGAGGTTCTGGCGGTGGTGGAGGTGGTGCACAAAATATTGGTAGTACAGGAGAAACAGCTTTTGCAGGTGGTAATGGAGAAGTTAAGTATAGATTCTTACGAGTAAATTAGTATAGTGCCTTATGGCTAATATATCTAAATGGTTTGGTTATCCAATATACATAACTAAGTTAGAAAACTTTGAAGAGATAAATAAAAAAATTGTACCTATAATACTTAGAGATATTACTCCTACCAATTCTCAATACTCAACAACGACAGATGTAAAGCCAAAAGAATTACAATCTATTGATGATAATTTACACAAAGATAAAAGATTCAAAGAATTATACACTGAACTATTTAAAGTAATACAAGGTTGTTTATCTGCACAAAAATATAATTTAGATTTATTTGAAATATATATAACTAAGTCTTGGGCTACCTTATCTACCAAAGAACAACACATTGCTTATCATAGACACATGAGTAGTCACTTTAGTTTTGTTTATTATCCAGAAGCTCATGAACAAGGTAACTTGTTTTTACTAGATGATGATGCACATAAGGTAGGCTTAAATATTCCAAAGAGAGATCCATACTTTACAGAGTGGGATAACACTAATTATGGTAAAGCTGAGTACCCTGCAGAAACAGGTAATGTAATTATATTTCCATCTATGATGTTTCATGAAACAGGAAAGAATTTAAAAGAAGAACCACGTATATCTATATCAGGAGATATCATGCTTACTATGAAAGCAGGTGTAAAATCTGAGCATAACATACCTTCTCCTTCGACTTGGATGAAGCTCTAAAATGATGTAAAATGGCTTATGCCTTTGAGAAATGTAAATATAGTCCCAGGGATTAATAAAGCTGATACCCCTTCAGGAGCAGAAGGTCAATGGATTGACGGGGATTTTGTTAGATTTAGATACGGACAACCAGAAAAAATAGGTGGTTATACTGCAATTGGTCAAGAAACAATTTCAGGACCAACTCGTGCACAACACACTTGGACAGATTTAGAAGGAAGAAGATACGCTGCACTTGGTACTTCTAAAGCTTTATATATTTATTATGAAGATAAATTTTATGATATAACACCTTTAGCAACTGCTTTAACAGGTGCAACTTTTACATCTACTAATGGATCAAACACAGTAACTGTAAATAAAACAAGTCACGCATTAGATATAGGTGAATATATAACATTTACCTCAGTCACTTTACCAGGAGGTGGAGCTACAGGTTTTACTGTAGCTGATTTTGAAGACTATACTTTTGAAATTTTAAGCACACCTGATGCAAATACTTTTACTATTCAAATGACATCAAATGAATCAGGCACGGGAATGACTGCAGCGGGATCTGCAAGTATAAATCCTTATGAAGAGATTGGCCCGACTATTCAAACATATGGTTATGGTTGGGGTACAGGAGCCTGGAGTAGATTAGCTTGGGGTTCTGGTACAACAACTTCTACAGTAGTTCTAGATCCAGGAAGTTGGTCATTAGATAATTTTGGAGAACAACTTATCGCTACTATTAAAGATGGAAAAACTTTTGTTTGGAATCCAGGTGTATCTAATCCTTTAGATCAAAGAGCAACTATTATGGTAGGGGCTCCAACTGCATCTAGATTAACAATTACTTCAGACCGAGATAGACATGTTGTTCATTTTGGAACTGAAACAACTATTGGCAACCCACTTACTCAAGACCCAATGTTCATAAGATTTAGTGACCAAGAGGATTACAATGTATATGAACCAACATCAGTTAATACAGCGGGAACATTTAGGTTGGATACTGGAAATAAAATTGTAGCTGCTGTTTCAGGTAAAGACTATAACTTAATTTTAACAGATCAGGCAGCATACACAATGCAGTTTGTTGGTCCACCATTTACTTTTTCAATTAGACAAGTAGGTTCTAACTGTGGATGTATCGGTCAACATGCAACTGTATATGCAGATGGTAAAGTATTTTGGATGGGAGCAGGTGGTGGTTTCTTTGTTTTTGATGGTACCGTTAAATTACTTCCATCACTTGTTGAAGACTTTGTATTCACGACCACCGGATCAAATGTGGGGATAAATTATTCATCTAATGAGATTATATATGGTTCACATAATTCTTTATTTAACGAGATTATATGGTTCTATCCAGCAGGTACCCCTTCGGGTAGTCCAGCTACTCAAAACAACAGAGCTGTTGTTTACAACTATGTCGAAAATACTTGGTCCTTGATGTCGCTTGCTAGAAGTTCTTACGCAGATGCAAGTACATACGATGTTCCTTACGCAACAGAATACAACCAAACCGCTACACCAACAATCGCAAACTTGAGTGGTGCCACAAATACCTTTGGTTCAACAACATATTATGCACATGAGGTCGGTAATAATGAAATTGCTTTAGATGGAACTGAATCAGCTATTGCAGCTTACATTCAATCTGGAGATTTTGATTTACCTGTAGATGGTGAAGGTGAATATTTTATAAGAATAAGTAGATTCCTACCTGACTTTAAAAACTTACAAGGAAATGCAGTGGTGACTATATTTTTGAAAGACTACCCTATTAATACTGGTGCCTCTTCACAACTTGGACCTTTTACTATAAATTCAAGTACAGAAAAAATTGATACAAGAGCAAGAGGTAGATTGGCTAATTTAAAAATACAAAACACTGATATTAATGAAACTTGGAGGTTTGGTACATTTAAAGCAGACTTAAACGCAGATGGGAGAAGATAATGGCTAAGATAAACGTATACGTTCCTGAACCACCGGAACAATATAGTGCTGAAGGTTTTAGACAAATTAACCAAGCTTTAGAAACAGTTGAAAATCAATTAAACACATCGTATCAACAGGACTTGAAAAACGAACAAGATTCTTTTAATTGGTTTATATCATAATGACTATACAATATAAAAATCAAGGTTTTGAATTAAATACTACTAATCTAACAACTGTTTTAACAATTGATGATGCCTCAAGAGCAATTGTTAAAGGTTTTAATATTACAAATGAACATAATAATAATGTATTAGTAGAAGCTTGGTTAAGTGATTCTTCTGAAAGTTCTGATTATGAATTTTTTCATAAAAATGTTGC